TCGAGCGTCTGCTGCGAGTTCGGCGGTGGCTGCATCAGCCACGCCGCCGGCGCCGGCACTGGCGGGCACTGCAGCGCTGCAGGTGGCTTTGACTGACAGCCGCTTACGGCCAGCAGCAACATCGAGACGCAGAGCATCGTTTTCAGCTCGTTCATGGTTCAGTTCCAGGGTTCGTTGAAGGTCGATAGCGTCACGATCGGCCAGCATCTCGCCGCTGATGCGCGCCGCTTCGCGCAGGCCGCTCACTTCAAACCGCGCGGCGTCACGTTCGCTACGAGCGGTGTCACGCTGGCCCTGCAGCAGGTCGAAACCGAACCAAGCCACCAGGCACAGCACCAGGATGAAAGTGCCTTCGCGCATCACAAGCCCGCCTCGCACAGAGCCGCTTCCGCCAAACGGCGCGCATGCAGGCCCGGGAGAAACACCTTTTTGCCCTGGGCGGTGGTGATGAAGGCCCACACCGGCGTTTTGCCGTCAGGCGCCCAGGCCAGGGCCTGACAGCCGTCTTTGATGCGGCCGGCATTGATCAGCCCCACGGCGCGGCTGGCGCAGGTGTTGGATGTGCCGAAGTTGTGGCCATGGCTGCTCAGGGCGTCGAAGGTGTTCTGGCCCACGTCCTGGTTGGTGATGCAGTTGGCCAGCTGCAGTTGGCCTTTGCTGATCACCAACTGCTCCACCTCGCTGCACCGGGCGTCTGACCAGTAGTCACCCACAACCACGGGGTACGGACTGGTGTGGCGGGTGATGCCCTTGCACACGGTTGGCAGGCCACGGGCGAGCTTGTCGGCATACACGGTGTTCTGGCCGTTGCCTTCCCAGGTGCCCAGGAACACCACCAGCGTGGAGCTGCAGAGCGCAATGGCGCCGGCGGCGATCTTGCCGCGCAGGCTCATGGCTTCACCTTCCAGTCGCGCAACATCTGGCGATACTTCGGAACCAACAGCAGGATCTGCAGCACCATGTAAATGGCAGTCAGCATGTAGGCGACAGCCGACCAGTCGATGGTCCCTGTGGCTCCAGTGGCCGCTACACCGATCGCAGGCGACGCCTTTGCCAATGCAATGGCGGTGTCCTGGGCCGCCTGATTCGCGCTCATCGCTGCACTCCTTTCTCGAAACCGGCTTGGCATGGTGTGCAGCGTTTCTTCCCGCCCAAGGCGCGGCGCGCTTCGGGTATCTCGTTATCGCAATCCACGCAGTGGCTAAGGCTTGGGCCCGCTGACTCTCGCCGGGCCTGGGCCAACTGGGCGTCGATAGCCTGGTCCCGCTGACGTTGTTCCAGGGCTTGGGCGCGATCGAACGGGCAGACCATCAGCTAATGCCCTCGATCTCGGTGGCATCCAGGTACGGCACGCCGTTGATGCGGATAAAGTCCGGGCTGGTGACCTCGAAAGGCACCTTGTGCTTGGTCTTCTCGCCGCCTTTTGGATCGATCGACAACAGGCTGGAAATCTTCACCTTGCAGCCGAAGGCCTCCACGCGCAGTTCGTCGTCGCCGGCCTTGGCGAAGAACACCGCGTCGAACGCATCCAACTTGCGGAAACTGCCGGCACTGCGGGCCGCTTCGATCAACAGGTTAAAGTTGGTCGAGTCCAGTTCCAGTTCGCCGGCCGCTGCCACGTCGCCGTCGACGTAGCCATCAGGCACGCCCCGGGTTTGCGCGGTCTTGCTGTTGTCGGTGATATCCAGGGTGCAGCT